TATGTCTATGGTAAAATTACCAGAATCTGATATGGTGCTACCATTAATAGTTATATCGTCTATTGTTAAAGAATTTGCAGTAACACTACCAGCAAAAGTTGCATTGTTACCACTTATTGCAATAGGTGCATCTGTTAAAGTATCTGAATCTTGCCACATTACTACATCATTTGCAGTACCGCTACCATCTATTGTTCCACTTGAATCCTCCCATTGAACACCACTACCTGTTGATGTTAATACTTGACCATCATTACCCTGACCACCATTTATTTTTAAATTAACTATGTCAATGGGTTTATGAAAATCAACAACATCATTTGTTGTATTAAAAACTTCAGTTGCAGCAACATAAAATTTTAAATTACTGTCACTTTCTTCAGTTATATATGTGTGTCCTGTAAATCCATCAAATCTTATTTTATTTGTTTGTGATACTGATATATCACCAGATGCATCTAGACCACCAATAACTAATTTACCTTTTGTTGTTATTGTCATAGTTGAACCTGGCTCAGATGTACCTAAACCAACTCTAAATGTTGGTGTAGTAATACCATCTGATGCATCATAAAACATACCTACATATTTTTCACCACTAGAATTTATCGTACCATACCATCCAATATCTTTAACATTAGCTACATTATCTTTTGCTAATTCAATCATATTATCACCAATAGCAACAACTGTTGAATCAACAATAGTAGTTGTACCATCAACTGTTAGATTACCACCAACAATTAAATTGCCACCAATCTTAGCATGTGAGTTTGTATGAAATTCATAAGATGGTGTAACACCAATCCCAATTTGGGTTGTACTTAAATAAATTGGTGAGTTATTACCTAAGCCATCACCAACGATTTTTGCAACACCAGTTAGGTTATCATTGTCCCCTAATTTTAAAAGTGAATCATAAGTATTTTGAACTCTTTTGCCAGTTAATGTAGTACCCATAGAATTATTTTATTACAAAAATAATGTTTATTTTTTTGCCTTTTTTATGGTTTTTATACAAAAGTACAATATCCATTTTAAAGGCATTTAGGTGACTTCTAAGCGACTTTAGGGTTTCTGGCAATTACTAACATTCAAAATGTCTAAAAGTCCATTAGAATAAAATCCCCTCTGTAAATTTTTTTTAAATTTTAAAGAATTTTTTAAGTATTAAAATTCAAGAATTAGTGCTTTTTGCCTTGACCAACATACTTTTTTTTGTGACCATTTTGACCTTGACTTGCATTTTTAGAATGAACACCAGGTCGCTTTTTTTTAGGTTTTACATAGTGAATATAACTAGCTCTTTTTGCCATTATTTATTGCCCTTTACAGCTGAACCATAATAAAATCCAAATATTGATAAGACAATTCCTTGACTAATTCCAAGTATATTTATAAACACTTCTTTATTATTTTCAGGCACTTCTAAATACACAACAGCATAAATCATAAAACAAAAACTCACCAATCCAACAACACCAGTAAATGAATGCATGTAATCTGTTTTGCCAGTTTTTGCAATTTCAATTTCTCTTTTTCTAGCACTGTCCCTATCAGCAACCTCTAATTCATAAAGCTCTTTGATTTGAGAATGTAGCATCTCTTTGTCTTGTGGTGAAATATTTTTGTCTTTTGTAACTAGATTTTTAACAATACCTAGAACACCAGCATCAGGTAATAAATCACCAGCAACACCTAAAATGTTTGGTGCTATATTACCAACCAGTTTGCCTAGTTTTGTTTCTCTAAATTTCTTTTTTGGTTTGCTCATAAATAAACCCTAAAATGTATTACCAAAATTAATAAATAAATATTTAACTCACTGTAATCTTTGTCGCCTTCAAAAGGATAATATTCTATTCCTAGTAATATGCCATTTGGTATTAATGCGAATCCAAAATCCATTAGGCATTAGTTATATCAATATACTTAGTTTTGCCATCATCTCTAACAGCTTTTAAAATCCTGTTACGATTTTTGTCCTCGCTTACATAACTAACATGAACCCAATCTGGATTATCTTCATTGCCAAATTCCCAAATCATAGTGTCAAATTCTAAGTTCTCTTTAATCCATTCAAACATCTCTTTATTGGTTTTATAGCCATAAATGTCATCCAAATCAAAAGCAGCAGCACCACCTTTACAACAATGGTGTGATTTTGATGAACCCCCAACAGCTTCATTTAAAGCTGGTGACCTATACATGCTGTTAATTTTAATTGGACCACCAACCCATTCTCTTAATGGCTCAAATACTTTCTCAGCTAATTCTTTCATGTTTGCTATTGCATCACCATTAGGTGTGTTGTCAATACCTAATCTTAAAGCAGTAACCGATTTGGTTGCTTCTTTTTCAGAAATATGTTTACTAATCATAATTTATTAATTTGTGGATGACCTTCTTGACACTTGCATTTTATACCTATTGATATACTCTTGAATTTCACTAGGGTCAACATTTAGTTTAAATGATAAATCAGCTGCCCATTGACCTTTTGGTCTTTGAGTTTTATTATCGTATAGAATAATTGTTGGTACTGATTTGATTTGATTTTTAATACTCGGTGGCTGGTCCTCTAATTTAACCTTTAATATTTCAACACCTTTTAGTTGTTTTAAATGTGGATAATCATTACTAGAGTTCCACTTTGAGTTGATATGTAATAAGGTCATGTCTTGAGCATTTGTTATTGCTGATATAAATAACACAAATATTACAAAAATTAAATGTTTCATCTTTTATATACTTTATCCTCTAATTCTTTTATTGACTCTTTATTTTCCTCAATATCCTCTTTTAGGACTTTGGTTGCATTGTCAATTTGCATAACATTTGAACGAATTAATTCGTCCTTAAGGGAAAATTCTAGCTTTTGAACAAACTCATCACCATTAATACTATCGACTTTATTATTAATCTCAGTAATGTCACCTTGTAATGTAAACCACATACTAGCAAGCGATATTGTACCAGCAATTATAATTCCTATGGTTTTTAAATCCAGTTTGACCTCTGTTTCCTCACTAATTTTTTTTGCCATTGATATTTTTTATTTTTAAAATTGTATATACTATTGTTACAACTAGTAGTGTTATTCTCAGTAAATCCACAACCCAGTCAGCCATTGAAATAGCAAATGCTGCTGAGTTCATTAAATATAATTTTATGTCATTCATTTGTACCATTAACTTGTTTGTTCAACTCTATTTGATAATTCTATAATACCTCTAAAATAGGTGTGGTCACTTTCATCTTCTTGAATGTAGTTTATACTTTCAACTGTTGATGTATAAACCGAAAAGTTATTAGCACTCAAATCAAAATATCCAGCACTCCTAGTTCTCAGCAAAGATACAACAGAATTTACTAATAGGTTGGCATCCAAATCACCACCCACATCTGAATCAAATCTAGTTATACATTCAATCCTGGTTATACATTCCATGTTAAATTTTTCAGCATTCTGGTCAACTTCATCTGTGCTTAAAGAATAAATCCAAATATATGGATATGATGCATCCATTGGCACTCTATTATATATTGGCACACTAGCACTGTTTAATGTTACATTGCCATTAAGTGCTGTATATATCTTTGCTCGTATGTGATGCATTGCTTCCCTCATCTCAATATTTTTCTAAGTTTTTCTGATGCTTGTTTTTTTATTAATCTTATTCCTTGCCTAATCGAATTAAAAAAATATGGTTTTGCTTTTTGTCTTTGTGTACCAAATTCAACATAACCAGCATATTGCATGTCAGCTTTTATAATAATATTTCTTTTATCACCATCAACACCAATAGACCTTCTTAGGTCACCAGTTTTTACAGGCACTCTAGATTTTGCTTTAAATACTATTTTAGATGCACCATCTTGTAATACATTATAAAAACCATCATTGCTATATTTTTTTAGATTAGATGTGATACGATTAAAATTCTTTACATCTGCATTCCTGATATGTGCTGAAAATTCTGCCATTATGGTTCAAGTGTACCTACAATTGTAGTGTACTCATCATTATTTAAAATGTTGTAATAATTATTTACTCTATAAAAACCAGCACCATCAACAGTAAACTTTTTACCAATAGCACTTCCAGTACCAAATGCATCTCTGCGAAAGGTGATTTCTATTTCTCTATAATAATTTTGTTTACCATCCTTGGTTTCAATTTTACCACTTTTTTCAACTGCATGAGCAAAGAATGTTGCAGATGTTGAATTACTACTG